CGCGTCGCGGCGGAGCTGTCATGGTCGAAGCCGGGAGGGACGCGAATCCCGTCGAGGGGACGCCCTCGGGTCAGGTCGAATCCTCCCTCCCTTGGAATCCCAGCAGCCCCGCCGCCGTACCCTCTTATTGTGTTATCTACAATATACGGAGAAACGTTGATTTTATCGCCTACAAATTTTGCGACTTCGCTAGAATTAGCGCCGTACTGTAGGCGTGCTGGTAAATTTTCTTGAGATTGCGGAATAATATTCCGTTGTCTAAATAGTGAATAATTGGTTGTTGCTTCAACTATAGGTATCATAGCCGTAGGCATGAAACTTGGCGCGAAACTATCAAATACACGTTCCCCAAACCCCTTAAAGCCTACGCCCTTTCGGTCGTTCTTTTTATCGTCCATGTATTGTAGCATGCGTTCAAATGCCGTACCAAATAAGATGCCCGCTTCAAACGGTTTAGGAATTTTATACATGTTTTCTTTACCCGGAATAATCCAGAATGTATCTTTTTCCCATTGAGGCAATTCTTGATATCGCTCATCATCTTTATTCATGTACCACAACAACACGCTAGGAAGGGTAATATAAAGCATAGTTTTAACCGTCATACCGCGCGGATCTTCTTTAAACGCACGAGCCATTTTGTCGGCGCCTTGAATTGTAGCGTTGAAGAAAGCTATTACTTGGTTAGCTTTCTTTGTGTTTGTACCTCTACGGCTGAAATCTAGCGTAATATCACGGCTTTCTAATGCTGCCTCTCGTGCTGATAACGGCTTTCTTTCTTTACCAAATAAGCGATTAACTACCCCGGTATAACCCTTTCTTGCATTGTCATATTCCGCCAATCGTGTTGCCATTTCTGTTGCCTCACTCATAGCGCGCAATGCTTCAATAGGGTTTTTAATTAGCTTTGTAAATTTACTTTCACGCTTCATAATATCGCGTAATTGACCGCCTAAATAGTCGCGGTCTAGCGATACCATTGCTGCATGTGCTGCACCAGATTTTTTATATTCCCAATACGTTTGGCCTTTCTTTAAATACAAAGATAAGCCTTTAAACGTATCAACAATAGGAATAAAACCATGTTTAGAATAAATCGCCGCGCCTATCATATCACGAACAGGATTTCGCATAATGAATTCTGGCGATAACGTAGCACCAGCACGCAACCAATTTGCCGGATAAGATAAAATCTTCATAATCATACTGGATTGTTCTTTATCCAACATACGCATAGTTTCGATAAGTTCCGGTGTTGTTTCATACGTTACTTTTTCGCCGTTTTCCCATACATTAAACGTATTATCCGTTTTCGCTTTATCACCTTTTACGCGTTCCACTATTTGCCCTACGCCTTTTTTATCGGCTAGTTTTGCAAATGTACGCCCAACGTGATTGCGTTCTACTGCGTTATAGAATTGGAATGTGTTTTTTATAATACTTTCCAACGGATCTATAATATCGCGCGTACTACCTTTTAACCGTTTTACAGGACTAGAAACGTCGATAAAACCTTTACCGCCAGATAAGAACGATTGCATGCCTACGTCTGACATATCACGGAAGAATGGAATATAATGCGGGTACATTTTACGCATTGTATGATACGCTTTCGCCGTCAATAGCCCTTCTTTTACTAGCATTGCCAATAGATAATCTTGATATTTATAGATTTGTTTGGCCGCCTTTTGAAAGCGTTCATTTCCGGCATGTCTGCCCAATACGGCAGCATCTTCGGTATATTCAAACGTCGCTTTCTGTTTGTTTTTATGTAGGTCTAAATCATGTAATGCTACAAGATACGCTGAAAATTCTTTGTGTTCGTTTTTTCCGATATCCTTAATAATATCTTTAAACGCCGGTATTTTATGCTCCGGTACACCGTGTTCTATTAACGCTTCCGCCTTACCGGCCCAGCCACGCGCAAGCCATGCTTGCATGTATGGGTTATCATCAAATGAAATTTTTTCTCCGGTTTCACGTTCGACTTGTTCAACTAAATCCTTCAACGGGTTTAATTCATCAACTAATTTAGTGTATACGTCGCTCATCGCCTTTTTGATAACGTCGCGCGTTTCACCACGCTTAACCGCATCAATAGCTTGGCTTGCTTTACCTTTACTTTCAAATGAAATACTACCTTTTACACGTTCTGCCCCGCCTTGACGGTGCCACTCATGAACTAATTTAGATAGTTTATTTGTAATACCGTTTAACTCCGGTTCATTTGCAATCTTTTCGGTAAAGTGTTTGTAAAATTCCGGAAATTCCCGTTTGGCTTTGGTGCGATCACTTACGTAATCATGAAAGAATTCCGCATAACCTTCACCGCGTATACCTTCCATGCCTAACTTATCGTAGGCTTTTCCAAAACGTTCTTGAATAACCCTATTGAATTCATTATTAAAGCGCGGTTCATTACTGAATTTAAAATAGTTATCCACGTAATGCCCTAATTCGTGCATGATTACGCGTAAATCGCCATAATTACCGCTACGAATTACATCGGTTTTTGTATTGTACCAACCGCCAACGCCTTCTTTACCCAATCGGCCACTTTTAACACGTTGATTAAACAAGTGATTAACTGCATCTAATATTTCTTTACGTGTTACATTTCGGCCTAATCGCTCCACTTCATCAACGCCGGTATGCGGTGTATCTTTACCCTTTACGCTATATTGTAACGGCTCCGTAGGTCTAACGCCTTTACTTTCCAAATAACGATTTGCCATTGTTTCGTTGCCGTCAAAGGCTTTCACAAAGGCTTCGTGTACTTGTTCATGCGTTGCATGTTCTAGTAATTGGCTAGGTTGCTGCGCGTATTTGCTCACGCCACCTTCTGCCGGTTCCGCTTTTAACGTTTTAAGCTCTTGCGTATCGGCAATAAGTTCGGCAGCACGTTCCGTACGAATACGTTCCATGTGTTCATGGCTCAATGTTTCAACTGGTACATCAAGTTTTTCTGACAATTTGACTTTTACCGCATCAAGTTCGGCTTTCGGAATATCCGGTTTTGTTGCGCGGTTCAAGTCTTGCAAAATTTCCGTATTAGAATGTACTTTATTTTCTAATTCAGTAAATCGTGTTTCAGATGCATCATGTTTCACAACGTCTTTTAATTCATTAACGATCGTTTCACGTGCTTTTTGCGGTAGTTCATCAATCGCATTTCGTAAACTTACGTCAGGCGCATCTTCTTCATATCGAAATTGACTATTTACATCGTTTTCAACCGCTTTTTCTTGGATTCTAGGTTTTTCACCCTCTACAAACTCAGTATTTATACGGTCTTTCTGGTGAAATTCGTTTATTTCGCCTGTACGGGCCGTTTCGCCTTCGCCTTGATAGTTTATACCTAAATCTTCGTTTTCAACTGATTTTTTATTGGTATTTTCAATCAAACTATTTAAATCGGCATGCGGTTCTTCGGTTTTTGACATTTCCCGTTCTATGAATTCATCTTTAAACGGTGCTTCATAATTTCTATAGTTAGGGTTTAACGTTTCATCTTTGAAGGATACATCACGCGGCCCATTTTCATATTTACCGTAATTGCCTTTAAATGTATTTTCTGCAATTTCTGCACGCACTTCATCATGCGCTACCGCTGGATCTGGTCTTTCATATTTCTCACGAATGATACGCGCCATTTCCGCCGGTGTTGCATCTGGGCGTGCGCGCATTGCTTCAAGTGCAGCGCTTTCGGTATTGTGTAATTCCCATACGCTGAAATCAACTTGCGTACGCCAATCCCATGGATCTAACCCCTTACGCTCCGCAAATTTCAACAAACCGTTTTCACCGTTCAATCTATCCCCAGTAAATTGAACTAAACCACGGGAACCGTAGCCGTCGCCACTTGTTACTGTTGTACTAAAACTACTTTCTGCGCCAATATTACCAGTCATGCCCGCCGCTTCAACGTCACTCAAACCGTTCTGGCGGTATCGGTTATATATATCTGCTTGGATATTACCCGTTTCACCTTCAAAGGCTTGGCCGTTCAAACCACCTTCGGAGTATTCGCGCGGTTCTACTGCGTTAATCGGTTCTTCTGGTACGGGTACACCTTCAAACGCATTATACAATACGCCTTCTTGCATATTCGGTTCTTCCCTTTTAAAGCGTTCCCCGATACCCTCAAATGCATTAGATGCTTTTTCTTTGATATGTTCACTAACACGCCCTACACGTTCACCGATTGCGCCAGATACCTTTTTAGGTGTTACCCCATGTATCATGCCAGCCGGTAAAAACACATCTTCCCATGCGTTGAATGGATTATCTACGATATTTTGTGCAAATGCGCCCGGCGAGTCAATCGCACGGCCAATCGGGTTAGTAATTGGATCTACTAAAAACCCTTTTGCCGTAGTCAATGCCGGACTATCCGCAATGATATTTTCTGTGTTACCCGCTGCGTAATCGCTAGAATTCTGCGCATACATATCTTCCGCATCGCCTATGATTGTAGGCGCCGCCAATACACCAGCACCAGCACGTACAGGCGCCGGAACGTATGGCGTAATTGCCAAATAACCAGCCGGACGTCCAACAACTGTATTATATGCCGCCTGTGATTTTGCATCATAATCGGCCGTTTTATAATCTTCGTTGAAACCGTCCTCACCTAATTCAGTAGCATCAATTTCACCTCTACGGTATGCATCTACTGAATTACTGATAGATGCTTGACGGGCATCACGTGCAGCGCCTACGGCGTTGGTTGCATCATTCCACCAATTAACAACGGTACCCTTCATATTTCCGGCCGTTGTACTTACTTGGTTAGCTGCGCCAGATGCTGCATTGCTTACGCCATTGGCTACCCATTCCGCATTGTTTTTAACGCCGTCCAAAAAAGTAGGCTTGGGCGCGTTGCCTACTTCATAACCGTATTCGGTTGTAATATCTTCAAAGGCGTTGTTATTGTTTCCAACTGCCTTGCCGTATTGGCCTGTAATATCATCAAACGCACCCATTAGCTTACCCCTTTTATTAATAAGACTTTAACCACGATTTATACTGCCCGTATCCGGCTGCATCAAGTTCCGCTGCTATTTGTTCATCGCTCCAGCCTTGCGCTGAAAGTTCATTCATTCGCTTAGAAACCGCTGCTTGTTCTTCGCTTGAATACGTAGGTTGCCGTTTAACCGTCGGCGCTCCAGCACCACCACCGCCAGCAGTAGGCGCACCACTTAATGCGCTTTGTAACTGCCCGTAATAAGGACTTTCTGTTTCTGCTTTATCCGGGTTAGATTTAACCCATGCAGTATGCTGCGCGGATAACGTACGTAATACTTGTGCATTATATCCGCTAGTGCCAGATTGTGCCGCCGTTGCCGGTTTAACGTGAGTACCTACATATTTCATACTGCCGTCTGTGCCAACAATATACGTTTTACCGTCTGGCATAACTTTAATGTTTTTAGCACCAAAATTACCAATGTTTTTCATTTGGCCGTCCGGAGTCATTACGATAACTTGGCCGTTCGCAAATTGTTTTGTTTCAACCTTGCCATAACCACCCATATCTTGAATAGTACCGTCGCCCATGTTGTATCGTACAATATGGCCGTTTTGTGCGGAACTAAATTTATAATCCGGTTTATCAAGTGCCGCAATAGAATTCAAGTTATTCATATCAATAGTGCCAGCACCTACTTTACCCGCTAGATAATTGTATCTTGCAACGGCTGGCGCCAAACCTTTAACCCGTTTTGTGTTGTAGGTATCTACAACCGGGTTGCCGTCTTTATCTTGAGTGAATACAAGATTGTTCATGATTTGTTGGCGCATAGGTTCAAGCACTTTCTCTTGATATTCGTTAACTTGCTGCGCGTACATTGTACTAACGTCATTCTGGTATTGATCGCTTGCAAGACTTTGTGCGGTCTTGAAATCAAAACCCGCTTTAACTAGGGCCAATGTATTTGCCCCTAGTCTTTTACGCGCTTCACTTGTTACGGTTGCTTTATCTGGTATAGAGTATTGGCCCGGCGCTTTATCCGCATCAGTATTACCATTTTCTACCGATTTGGGCGCCCCATAAAAAGGTGCGTTCGCCCGTTGTTGCATCATTTCTTGATATGATTGCGGTACCCCTGTATTAATACCAGTATTGTTTAGATTTTGGAAATTCCATAACCCCGTATTTTGTTGTGGTTGTGGTTGCGCCTGTAATTGTTGTTGTAGCGTAGGACTTGGCGCATTAGCATAACCCGTAAAGCGTGCATCATCAATCGGAGTTGGTGCCGGTGCGTTTGTGTTCGCTTGCATCGGTTGTGCTGGTGCTGCCGGATTTTGTCCACCCCATAAACCAACATTATTTTTTTGCATCAAGTTATTGGCAATAGGGTTATTAGAATTAGCTAGTAACTGATTAATTTGCCCCGCGCTATTAGGTTGTGGTACCATTCCAGCCGTGCGGTTGTTGTTTTCCATGATTTGCAGTGCGTTAGGATCTTGCTCCCCGCCACCACCGCCACCGCCTAGCATAGACTGGTAACCCTTCGCCATTTTGTTGTTCTGCAAGGCGCCTAAGCGATGCGAAAAGTATTGCCCCGCTAATTCGCCTAACGCCGCCCACGGTTCAAAGTCTTTAACATAGATTACGCCCATAGCGTTATTCCTCTACTTTCTCAACTTCTTCGGTTGCTTCTTCTGCTACTTTATCCGCTTTCTTAGATTTTTTTGTAGTTTTCTTTTCCGGCTTTTCTTCCGGTGTTTCTTCTGGTGCTGCTTCTGGTGTTTCTGCAATAAGTTTCAATTCTTCTTCGTTGATACCTTCCGCCATAATGCCGTTAGCATAGAATAGATTATCACCAGTACATTGTAATTCGTATACGTGTTTTGTTTCGCCTGTTGGCTCGCATACTGTAACCACTTGATAGCCATGTACCGTCATAATTGGTTCACCGATTTCTAACGCTTCAACCAATTTCAAGCCGTTAGGAGTCAATACTTTTTCGGTTGCAGTTGTTTCAACTTGGCAATCAATAGTATGTAATTTGTGCGTTTCTTTTTCGCCCATATCATGCAATGCAATTACATCATTAACCGCGCCTAGCGTGATAACAGTATCACCATTTACAAATGTTTCAATAACCTTGCCACCTTCTGGTGTTGCAATTTCTGTACCTTCTACAAAACAAAAACCTTTCATAAGTCCTCCAAAGAAACCGCCCGAACCTTGTTTAACCATTGTTTGAGTTGGTGCTGCAAGTCCATAGCGTAATGACATGTATCTATTAAGTAAATCTTCTTGATCTGCGTTATTCAACTGGCTTATAGAGTAGTAATCCTTGGCCGGCTGAATTGCCGCTTCTTGCGTAGTTGCACCCGTATTAATAGGGTTTTGTGCTAACCCTTCGCGTTGGCCTACTAACCCCGCTGCGGTGCCGGCGTTATTCATCTGATTCGCATAACCTTGGTTCATTAGATTTGCTTGATTAATGATGCCGTTTTGTTGATTGTTGTAGGTATTACCCCATAACCCCATTTTTGCACCGATGCCACTTAAATTATTATTAAGTGCTTGGGTATTAAGCGCCGCCGCTTGGCCTAAATCATTTGAATATTGTGCAGCAAGTGTATTCGATGCGTTCTTGCTAATATCATTCAATGTACTATCTGTGATAGATGAATTCACAATACCGCGACTTGCTAAGCCAGAAACTACGTTTCCTACTGTTGCCTGTAAATCGTTGTTGAGTGCTTGACGTCTAGCATCTGCATATCCTGTAGGAAGTTGGCCGTTTGTAATGCTATCCATTGCACTTTGATTTTTAAGCAATGCGCCGTTATATTCGTTAGCCAGTTGGCTCGCGCCGTTGTTCATAGTATCAACGCTTGCCGCTAATTGATTTGCGTATCTGGTGTTATCCGTCAAATTCTTTACGCCGGCAGTTGTTACCATATTCTGTAACGCCCCGATTGCATTTTGATTGCCACGGTTAGCGCCCAAATACGAATTATACATATTGCCGTATTCTGGCGTTATCACGTTGTTCAAGGCCCTATCGCCCATACCTTGCAAGGTGTTGGCGCTTCGATTGGTGTTATTAATCCAATTCATCTGACCTTGTAACAGTTGCTTTTCGTCGGCAGTTGCTTCCGGTAGTTTAGCATCAATGCTGCTTACCTTCGACTTTTTACCGCCACCGCCAAATAATTGCAAGTTAAAAGTGAACATGCTTTTCCTTTCTACAAAGTCGCTTCAAGGTGTTTTCGCACCGTTTTCAGTACTTTGTAATCAAAACCATTATAGGAATAGTCCATAGTTGGAACACGTTCCATGTTCCACTTTTTAATAAAACCGCGCACGCTGCGATGTGTTGCCGTTACAATTACATCAAGATCATTCATCTTCATTACTTCAACAATATATTTCCCTATTACTTTCATATCGCCGTATGTTTGCCAAATGGTAAAGTACCGTTCGCCCTCACGTTCGTTGATACTCCAGAATAAGAACCCCGCATTAGGGAACCATTTAAAGTAGTAGTTATATTTATCTTTGTAATTGTTGTTTTCATCGAAATAAAAACCTTCAAGGCTGATACGTTCGCCCGTGCGCCGTTCATAGTCTTTTATCATACTTTCAAGGCTTTCAAGCTGCATTGTTATTCCCCTATTCGTTCAATTTTGAATTCAATATCTTTATACAAGCCGTTTTTATATCCATTGTATACACCGGGAATTGTTACCCACATTCTGTGTATATTAACTTCTTGATTGTACTCTACCTTAATAGGTACTTCTTGGCTTGTATTTACAGCGAATTCTTCTTCGTCATGCCCATATCTAAACCGAGTGTTGTCAAGCATGCCTTTTGCATAGTCATACGTAACTCTATATTTACCATTCGGCAAGAATACGTTTTCTTCATACACGCCGTTACGTCTACCATTTTTGGCCCATGAATACGTTGTGAATTCAACTGGTTCATATTGTATGGAATACGTTCGGCCGTCTTTTTCGATTTTTAGCGGTGTCGATGTATCACCATATCGTGCGTAGTAGTCTTTACCGTTGTATGGAACAGTAATAAACTTGCCACGTGTTACGCCTTTGTTTTCGTGCAGTCCGAACCTAAACGTTTGACCGCCTTTTTCAAGTACTAGATTAGGCATATTATTCCACCTTCAACTTAGCGCCATTCGGGAATGTTAGCGTATTGTTATTTTCAAACGTTGCTATTCGTTGCCATTCTGTAGCCATATTTGAATTGTTATCAAACCGAATAAACGCCGCCTTAGTGTTAGCAAAATAAAGTTGAGAACCTAATATGCGGGCATCGCCTGTATTCCATGAGAACATCGCGCCTGTTCCACAATATTTAGAACCCCATATTGTGTACTGGTTACATTCACCAAAGGTAAAGCCACTATAGCCAATACTATTTTTAGCGTAATAATCTAAATCAATCGCGTTACCAGTAAGGCCCGGAACTCTTAACGTACCCGTCATGGTATCACCGGATTTTTTAACGTTTTGCGTTGCGATATTTGCCGTTCCCGCACTCGTTGCGTTGTCAGCGTTTAACGCCCTTGTTGCTAGTGCTACGGTATCGGTTTTGCGGTAATATACGTTACTCAACCCGTTCACGGTATCGGCTATTGCTGTTAATGTACGGCTAGGATTATTAGTAAAGTTAGCATCACCAGCAATCTTTTTGATAGCTTCCGCCATTTTATTAAGAATGTCAGTAAGCATGTAATCCCTACCGTCAACCGTACGTTTACCGATTACCGCATCGGTTGCCGTGTTTAAGTATGGATCATAATACTTAATCGACTTAACACGGGTTGCATCTGTTACCACAATAGCCACCACTACACGTAAAATGCTTTTCCAATACGTGCCTGTGTACACATTCATTTTTTCGTTTGTGGTGTTGTAATACATTTTATCTGTTGCCGCTGCTGGTGCATTTGGCTGGCGTAACGGTTCAAGTGTTGTACTTCCATAGGTTAAGCCACCAGATGCGGAGCGTTCAATATACAAGTATGATGTACTGTTAGCCGGTAAACTCCATGCACTTTGCTTGCGGTTAATTGTTTGGATATAATCAACGGCGCCGTAATCGTTGAAACCGTCAGCGAATGATACAAGAACGGGCGTTTGACTGCCGTCAATCATTACGCTTAGGTTATCGCCTGTTAAAAAGGAAAATTCACCATTGCTTACCTTACCACTTAACACGCGATTACGTAGGCCACCGCCACCACCGCCACCAGTACCACCGCCGCCGGCTTTTGGTTCTATTTGTTGCGCAATATTTAACAGTTCATCGCGGTTTTTCTTGATACTTTCCGGAACTGTATCACCCTGTGGCGTAATATCCAAAGGGTATTTTTCTTTATATGCCATATTTAAACTTCCTCGTATGTGTAATCTAACTGGCGTAATGAAATAGCGCCCTTTTGAACATTGATTTTAAATTGTACATTACGGTTAGCACCGCCACCGATTTTATAAGCCTTAGTGTATTCGTTGACATTCATCAACGCTTTATAGTCGTAGGTCTTAAAGTTCGCATAGTAGGTTTTAATTGATTTACTAGCGAATTCAATCGGTTTAGGTTTCTTGTTTGAAATGCCAATAGTGCCATAGCCAGAAATAAGGTTATGCGTTACAAAGTTGTAGTTCATAATTAATATGAATTGTCTTGTTGCCAACCTATTGCCGCTTACTATTGACGTTTGAATTTGTACATTATCATCGGTATCTATGGTTTCATCAAGAATACCAATCTTATTGCCGTAGGCTATGTATACTTCTTTATCTACATTCACCGCATCATTGATGTTGTACGTGAATTTTCTTGATGTGAAAACTCCGCGCCCGTCCTCATAGCGTGGCAAGTAGTGATATATAAAAACTGTATCGCCGTTATATGGTTTTAACCAAATTTGTTTACGGCTAGATATATGCCATACTTCGCAATCTTTTGTAATGTACTTCAACAGATATGAGTTAATGTTCAAGCCAGTTTCAAACGGTTGTATTTCTGCATAGGTATTAGTAGGCATAAAAGACATGAAACCTTGATTGCCTAAATAATAGCTACGATCATCAATGCTTATCGTCGCACCGCTACAGTAACCAGTAGAAGATAAAGGGTATACAGTTAAATCCTTTGCATCTGGTGTACCAACTATTTGATACACACGCCCGTATTCCTTATATACAATGATTGCACGTGATAGGAAATCAACGGCAATAATGCTGCCTTGGTCTTTATAGCCAACGTCTACATACTGCGCACTTGATGCATCATTGTTGTTATGGTTCCATGCGTTGTAGTCGCCTACTGCGCTCCAGTTTAGCCGGTGCGACTTAGTAGAGGCAATCAACACACGCCCGGAATGACTTGAAACAATATCACATATCGGACTTTCTAGCGTTGCCAATTTACCGGAACCCGAAATAACTTGCAACTTATCGCCGCTTGCTATTAAGATATCACCGCCAAATGCATGATACTTCGGCTTATTTGTACCGTTCAACGCACCTAGTAATTTATTAGTACTGAAATCAGTTTCGTATAAATTACGTCCACTAGAAAAGTACCACTTATGACGGTACACATCATAATACAAAGTTTCGACTGGTTGCCCGAAATCATACATAATACGAACACCCGGAACAGTACGGAGTGCATTATCCGTTCTATCGAATTCGCATTGCCTAGCTTGTGTTAAGGCTTGTACGTCGATATTTTCCGGCGGGTTACTCCAATCAAGGCCCAATCTGAAACCATTCGTCATGGCTACTTGTTTTACGCCCATTATGTTATACCCCGTGCCACCTTAATTTGTTCTGTGATGTAGTCTATGAATTGTTTATCATAGGCAGCGTAATCAGTCATGAGTGATTTCTTTTTAACCATGAAAGATACAAGCTGCACTAGATACTGATGAAAGAATTCAGAAAACGGTATTGTATCGTCCATTTCGTCAACGTGGTTTTTACGCACGCTATAAAATACTTGCTTAACCGTTTGCCCGTCATAGGTTTCAAATGTACCGTTAATGATGCGGATAGGATAACCACTCTTAGGAACGAACCCCATAAAATCTGACGGAACGCCTTTTAAATTTGGTATATCCGTATTCTTAACTACTTCACGGTCTTTAATGCTAACTAGAATAGTAGTTAGCCAGTCAATAGCTGCGTTGATGTACTGGATATATTCTAACTGTTCATCTAGTATTTCGTTTGACTCTACATTAACTAGAGTAATCAGTTCTTTTACAACCATAGTTCCAATACCCTTCCGCAATTACACTTTCATTATTTCCTAAACCATTATTGATTGATTGCAACGCACTAACCATATTGCCAGTAATACCGGTAATATCCATGTTCATTATGCGATATACAATGTAATCAACTAACAATGTTTCTAGTTCTGCCGGTAGTCCGCTTTCATCATCTAGCGTTTTATAACCAGCAGTTTTTATATAATCAACGGTTATTTTCTGCTCATGATCCGCATTAAATACTACCGTTTGTAAATTCAATACATGATACCCTTGCACTTCCGCATCATCTGCTTTTACCTTTAATACTCCGATACATTGGAACGGCAGCACGATACGCCCTGTTCCTCTATCTTCATATGTGGCAGTTGCAAGGCTAGGGCAATATTGGCTAATTAAAGCGTTCAATAGGTGATTGCCTTCGTTGTAATACTCCAATAACTGGTATGGTGTATATTGTTCTTGCGGTGTATCGCCTATTTGCATGAACGCCCTATTTACTATTTGTTTTACGTTCATATTCACCCCATATAAGAATAAAGGCGGGTGTTACCCCGCCTATTATAATTAGCGTTCAACTGCGCCGCCAGTCATAACATTAATTACGCCGTAATCTTTACCGTTGAAATTGGTTTTTTCAACTGCGCCATAGAACGCAATACCATTACCAGCAATGTTGCCGTAATCGTCTGTTTGTTCAATGTGTTTCGCCGGTCTAGATACTGCGAAACATGCAGCTTGCTTGCCCAATAACAAGTTTTGGCATACGTTAGCACTAGAAGCACCGATGTTACCAGTTTGTACGCGTTCATATTCATAAAGAATAACGCCGTCATATTCACCTAATGCACCTGTGAAGATAGGGTTTTTAGAACCGCGTAAGTTTGCGTTTTGTTGTGCCGCCAACCATTTTGGATCATCTTTTAAATCACGTGCCGCCCAAGGGTGAACAAGCATAATATACTTATCCATGCCGTCAACCTTAATCGGTTGTACTTTTGGCGCATGCATCATCGCTTTTCGTTTAGCACGGGAAATGATAGTTGTAGTTAATTTATCATTTGCAGTAATGCTGGATTGTGTACCGGCAGCGCTTGCATATAATACTTCACCGTTAGAAGGATTATAAGAAAGTCTGGAAATTAATCTATCATCTAACCAATCAGAAAGCCATTGTTTCAATGCAATTTTGATTTCTTTCAACATATCATATTGCGTTCTTTGGTCGTCCGCTTCATATCGAGAAACCGCATTACGCACTAATTTAGTGTTTACTGTGAAATCATAGATATTCAAAGTATCTTCGGCACCAGCCAATTTTTGTCTATTGCCTTCAACACCAGAACCGGTTAAATTCATCATCAAACCGAATACAACGCTATCGCCTTTTACGTTTTCTAAATCTTTGTTTTTATGTACTACATTGGAACCGTCCGTTGCGGTAAATTTATCAAAATAAGAATCTTTTACACCTTCGTGCCATACTTTTTTAGCCCATACTTTAGGCACTAAATTCGCTGGAATATTAACTTGATTTCTTTGATCTGCCATTGTTTACCTCTTATAATTCGTCAAAATATTTGCGTACATCTTCTGGTAACGCATCAAGATTACCTGTGCTATACGCTTTCAAAATATCTTCTTCCGTTAATTTATTAGGTGTAGGAACACCACCATTTAACGCGCCAGCTTTTGGGAGCGTCGCCGCAACTTGTAAAGGGTTGTTCGGTACTTCGGTATTTGTCGCCCGTTCATTTTGCAATTCTGTTACAAAGTTTCTAATGGTTTCAAAATCGGCTTCTGTACCTTCGCCCATATCAACACGATAAAAAGCATCATTAATCGGTTGTGCATCGCGCATCGTCATTCCGTTAAGCTTTTCTAACCCACGTTGATATAATTCCCCAAAGTTCGGCAATGATTTAATTTCATTTACGAAATTGAGATTTGTTTGTCTTTGTTGATGTACCGCCATTTGCTGGTTAGTAATTGTATATTCCGCATTGGCTTCAAAACGAATGAAATCGTTATACTTCTGCACATCTTCAAACATAAGACTTTCTAAATCTTCCGCCGTAATGTTAAAGCGTTTCAATGCTTCACGGCGTACAAAGTCGCGAATATTTGATACTTCTTCATCTGGCAATGTAATTGGCCGTTGTTGTGCTTCGTATTGTCTAGCACGTTCTTCTGCCGCTTTACGTCTTGCGCGTTCCTGTGCAAGTGCCGCTTTTAAGTTGTTATCGTTCGCATGTGTTTCTTCCGTTTCTTCGTTAGTGTTCGGCGCTTCCGGTTCTACTTCCGCATCATTCGCATCACTTTCAGCCGCATCAGTTGTAGAGGGTTCATCTGTTGCAGTATCCTGTGTATCCGTTTCTTCGGTTGTTTCCAGTTCTACGCCCGCATTTTCTAAATCCTCCGGAGTGAAACCAGCTTCTTCGATGTTTACTAATTCGTCTTTCATATCAAATACCCCTTATGCCTTTTAACGTCATTGCCGGACGAATATAAGAATATGGCAGTTTAACGCCGTTGCCGGGCGACAATGTATAAGCAAGCCTTTTAACGCCGTTACTTAGGGCGAAATAATATAAAAAACGCCCCATTACGGAGCGTTTAATATTGTCTTGATAGTTTATATTACATAGTGCCTAAATCGTTCATAGGCGGTAAAATTGGCGGTGCATTTTGTATGTTTTGTTGTTTACCTTTCAAGGCTAACCGTTCCGCCATGATTTGTTGCGGTGATATATTAACGCCTAGCGTTTGCAAGTACATGCTTAACGCTTCCGCTGGCATATCGTCTAAGCTGCCACTAACACGCAATTCTGGTAACGCTGGCTTTTCTGCCGCTTCTTGCATGCGTTTCTTAACCGTTTCTTTTTCCGGGAAGTCCATGAAATCAAGAATGATATCCATAGGAATATCAACGCCGGATTTCTTGGCTTCCAATAATTGGTAAAGGTTAGCACGTCTTGCCGTTGCGCTTGCTTGACTGGTGCTAATCACAATATCGAAATCAAAGGCGGATAGATCATAAAGCACTTGCTTAATCGGATTGCCTTCCGCATCACGTTGCGGTTGCCCTAGTGCATCTGTTAATACTTGTTCTTGCATAGGTTGATTTAAACCCGGTGCAATCTGTACAAATTCCTTTTGACCGTCATCGCCCATAATGCGCATTGCTTTAGCTTCGTTATAAAATTGCGGAATTAAACCCGGTGCGTTTTTCTCGCCCCATAAGAGTTTTACAATTGGGCGTTCTGCTTCTTTTGATTGTTAAAAGATCCCAGCCGTT